CGATGGTCCATGGATTGTGAATCATCACCTTTGCATTGTCTGCGATGGTCCGCTGGTCGCCCACCATTGCGATTACAGACGCCGAAGACGCCGCGATTGACGAAATGTGCGTAGTGACTTCGCTGGGCCATTCAGAAATCTGGTTGTGAATGCTGATTGCCTCATACACCGAACCACCGGGAGAGTCGATCACCACCCGCAACGGCTGCGAATCATCCAGATCAGATAGGGCATTCTTCACATCATCGGCTGAGATTCCAAACCATGAATCAATCTCGTCGTTAATGTGGATGGTATTGGTTGCCTTGTTGTGGATTTCTCCGATCTTCTCAAGTTCCAGGTTCTCTGGCTTGTGCCGGTTGTCATTCACCTTCGGGAGTGTCAGCTTCTTTCTCATTATTTCGATCCTCGATAATAAGTCTGGTTAATTCGTTTGCCCTTTTCGACCATTCGCCGTTTATGTCCTCAACAGCCGCCGTCAGCTCGCTCTGTGTGCATCCTCCTGCGATCTCTGACCAGATATGCTTAGATTTGTCAATGTATGCGTCCAGGGTCGCCACAGTTGCGCCCATTGGCTCTATGAGTTCCCAGAGTTTGTCAGCGAACTGAGCGTAAAACTTGTCAACAGCCTCTGTGAAGTTCTTCGCCGTCTCTGATGTCTTTACAATCCGGTTACCTTCCATGCGTACAAGGCCGGTCACAGCCGCCTCGATGATGTCGGAGCTTTCTTCCTGTGTGGTGTCGTTGCTGAATTCCTCCTCAGATCCCACCGCAGACATGTTCAACGGAACCAGATACTCATCCAGACCGTCTACAGGGTTCATGTTTTCCTTAATTCTGACCTCATTTCTATTCAACCAGCCGTCCTGAATCGCCTTCCCGTAGGCTTCAAAGCGGCTCTGTGTGTCGCCTTTCAGCAGTGCAGCGGTGTTGAACTCGTAGTAATACCCCTGATTCTTCTGCTGGTCGGTCAGGAGCTTGTCCGTGCATTCCTCCTGCCACGTAACAAGCCAGTACATCAGCGAAGTCGTGAGGTAATCGCGGTTCTGTTCCTCAATGTTCGTGAATGTAGCGCGACTGAGATCACCTACCTTGTGTGGCGGGAGATTAAACCACGAGGCAATCTCAGTGCGCTGAAACTCGCGGGATTGCAGGAACTGTGCTTCCTCGTTCGTGAATGCCAGTGGTTTGAATTCAGCACCACCCCAGAGCATACCGACCTTATGCTTATTGTCGCCGCTTTGCATTCTGGTCCAGTCATCGCGGGTCTGCTCGACCGTCTCCTGCTTGGGTTTGCCGCCAGGGAAGTTCAGAATCCCTTGTGGCGTTGCGTAGTTCTTGAAGAATGTCGCGCCGTGGTTCTCGGCAGCTTTCGCCATTCCGAAACATTCCGCCGCCAGTGCTACGACTGAATACCCTAACAGCCCGTCATATCCAAGACCTCTGATATGCAGGATGTCTTCAGCACGGTAAGTCTTCGTAACTACCTCGCCGTCCGGCTTGATGTCCCGATGTGTATAAACAAGCTCGTTCTGGCTGTTGTGCTCTGGCGTTACCGTTCGCGGGTCCAGAATATAAACCTCACCGATCCTGCCGCGTCGCGATGTTCGGTTAATCAGCGCGTAGCCATTGCCAAGAATCAAAGCGTGGGCCTGTAAAGTCTCTTTGAACTTTAGAGGCGTCATTGATTTATTCGGGCTGATCTCCATCAGGTTGTCTTTGTCGTGGATACGTCCGTCTTCGGAGTCTGTCCGGTAGCGTGACAATGGAAGCTGCCCCACATCGCCGGAAATCACCTTCACAGCCTGCCAGACTGTAGGAATTGTCAGCGATGTATAGTGGTCTATCCTCACCCCAGAGTCGGTCCTGCCGCCTCCCACGTAATCTATGAGCCATTGCGCCGGCGCAGAGATGCTAGTCAGAGCGTTTTTAATTTGCGTTAATGCGTTCATGCCAGCAAAAATCCTCCAGATTCGTCTACCCGCTCCTGCATTGCCAGCGCATGAGCCATGATCATTCCCACGATTCCATCAATCTTGTCGATTGAATTTTTCTTGTCAGGTCGTATATTCCCGTTTGGGTCTTCATACGCTACGCAGTTCGCCGCGTTCCACCTCAGAACCGGATGGTTCCCGTGCCTTACCTTGTGCTCAGTCGCCAGCGAGACAAGATCCTTGAACGGCTCAGAGAAGTTCTTGATGGTCTGCGTGAATTCCACCATCTGAAACTCGTCCGCCTCCAGTCCCTGCCGGATCGCTTCAGCGTTCCACGGATCGTAGGCAATGGACTGAATGTTCCAGCCTTCATCCCGCTTGGCGTTAATGAATTGCCGGATGTCGTCCTGGTCGATACGTTGCCCCGGCTGAATGAATAAATCTCCCGTTTCAGACCACCCTGAGTAGGTCGCAAACAGCGATTTCTCACGAGATCGGCGGCTAACCGCCTCCTGTGGAACCCAAAACCAAGAGAAAACGTCCAGCGATTCAATGGTTATTTCGTCAGAATCGTCCTCGTATTCCGGCACAACGATGACAAATGCCGTCAAATCCTGCTTGCTGGATACGTCCAAAGCTGCATAACACGGCGATTCCAGCACCAGATTGGCCGGATTTCGCTCGTCACAGTCGTCCCAATGCACCATATCGAAGGCTGAAACGTTGCTGGATGTCTTCAGATTGAGATGTAACCGCTTGAATGTGTTCCGAAAAGCAGGGTCTGAGATCGCCCGCTGGCATTCACGCCGGAAATACTCGTGGTCCATGACGGCCCAATTCGGATTAGCCTTCTCCCATGTCTCCTCAGATTCCCAATCGTCATCTGGCTCTGCCTCGTAGATCACGGGCAGAAATGCAGGGTCATGAATCAGATTGTCCCGCACCTTGCACGCATAGTCGTATTTCTGGTTGCAGATCGACACCCGGTCGAAGTCTGCCGTAGTCAGATGCACCACCAGAGGCTGAGAACGCTTCAGCGTGGAGGTCATTAGAGTCTCTGTGAGTTCTCCATCCTTGTGGGCGTGCAGCTCGTCATTGACCACGAGGTGAGCGTTAAACCCGTGCTTACTCTTTGCGTCCGCGCTGATCGCCTTGTATGAGTTGTCGCCCAGCACAATTGAGTATTTGAAGATATCATACATCTCTGTAAGCTCTGGACGGTTGCGAATCATGCCTTCCACGCACTCAAAGCAAAGCCGGGCCTGCTCGCGTTCCGCTGCTGCTGAATAGCATTCCGCACCCGGCTCGTTATCAAGGCACATGCAAGACAGAACGATGGTTGCCGCGTTCGTCGTCTTCGCGTTCCCACGAGGCACGTACACGAAAGACTCACGATATCGACGTTCGCCGCTTGGTTTCTTCCACCCGAATAGGTTCGCGTGCAGTGCCTTCTGCCACAGCTCCAGCTTGATCGGCTCGCCTGCAAGTTTACCCTTTACGTGCGTACAAGCAGCCTCTACGAACCGAATGCGCCGGTCCGCTTCTTCAGGGTCGAAGATGTAACCCTCGGACTGCTCAAAGGGATCATAGCCAGGCAACGCCCGCGTGATCTCGTACCACTTTTTAGGCAAACTTGCCACTAGTTACGACTTCCTTTCAGGATCTTAGCCAGCTCAGAGATACCCTTGTCTTCCTTCTTCTCAACGTGTAAGCCAGTCCGCGCCGATGGTGTCAGCCCGAACTGGCGGCAGATGTCGATCACCTCCCTCCAGTGCTTTGCTCTTTGCTTCACAGATGGGTTGTCCGTGTAGTAAACATTGCCCATCCGATTCACTTGCGTCTGATATGGTCCGTTTTCCTCGATGTCCTTACACGCAGCGACATACAAGGCGTAAGACTCGCAGAGCATCCGAAAGGCCAGTTCGTCAGCCTTGGTGTATATGCCCATTTCACCGATGATCGGTGCATACTTTCGCCACATCTTCAGAGCATCGCCAGTCAGTTCCTCTGGCTCTGTTGGGTCTACCAGTTCCGGCTCTGGTCCTGCGTGTCTATGGTTCCTGTACGTCCCTTCCCGCTTATGTCTCTCAACTGGTTTCTTTGGTCGTCCCATCTCAACTACCTTTTTGCGTTTTTTTGGTCATGAAAAATTTTGAC